TTTTTTTTTTTTTTTTTTTTTTTTTTTTTTGCAGAAGAGGCCCCAAAGTAAAAATACTTTGGTTGTACAACCCCCCTGCTTTGCAAAAATATTTCACAAAAGCAAAGTGGCTACTACTTCGAGACCGTCTGACTCTTAAATGTGTGACCTAGTAAACCTAGAGACGAATGTCTCTAGGGAAAACCTAGGTCAACACAAATGTGTCAATTCGTCTCACGTATTGCTACATACGCACTATCCGGCCACCGGATAGATTTCTTTATATTGTCAACCGTACTAATATAAAGCATCAAGATAGTTTTAATTATAATGCTAAAACTAACAAAAAGCGTGTGCAATGATTTAGGAAAATTCCCGCACAGTATAATTGTACAAGACAGGACACCCTGTAAAAAACATTAGTGTATAATCCTCACCTACAGCATCCCATTGCTGATATGTCGTATGGAAAGTGATATCTCCTAAAGCTGGTGTCGTTGAATTTGCTGTCATCGATGTAGTAACAACGCTGTGACTATTGGAAGGTAATGATTGTGCTCTAATCATTCTGGACCCACGAAAACGTTCCTCAGCATAAAAAGGTAATTCTACTTCAATAGTATTATTGACCCCTAAATTGGTTGCTGAAGAACCACCACCACTATTAGGTGCTGTTCGAGTGGATGCCCACTTCTGTAACTTATTCGTGTCAGCCGTAGTGAGCAATGAAGAATTTGCATAATCTCCATTACCAGTATTTTGATACTTACCTCTTGTTACGGAAGGATTAGATTCCGCGCCGTTATTGAAAAAATATTTCTTACGACGCGCTCCACGTACTCCTGCATAACAAGGTGCCCACCAACTGGAAAAGTCAGTATTAACCACATTTAACCTTGTCGTTCCATCAATTTCACTTGTATCAATACCTTCTGGATCCCAACCTGATTGATATGGTGCATCTTTATTCAAAAGATTAACTATTCTCACAACTCCGTTACCAGGAGAAGGTGGGACCCAAACCTTAGTTTGTACATATCTCTTACACAATTCACGAATCGTAGTAGGAGGATCTCCATAAAATACACTATAAGTCTGATCAGATTCTGAATTACACGACGCAATTGGCTGAAGTGTTGATGAACCAGTAGGTCTATCTGTCATGGGATTAGACGGATTTTCAGTTCCGTCTAATAAACCACTTTGAGATTCTAAAACTGGTACTTGTTCAGGAAATAAATGGAAATTATTGAGCTTCCTATTAGAAGGAGCCGCAAACTTCGCATCTTCACACATAGAAACAAATACATTAATACTTATAGGTGAATCTTCGGCCGGGCAAACCAAAGCATTGAGAACATCCAACTCAAGTACTCCATTACATGTATCTGATGCACCACCTATCCTTCCGACACTGTAATTAGTGCCCGAGTCACTAAGTGTGCCACAATTCAACCACGCTTTAGCTTGCGCCCAACCAACTACTATTTCAAAATCATCTTCCTCTGCTATATCAATAACTCTACTGTAATTAACATTGTATTCAACAGCAATTTCATGATCTCTAGGATCAAATCGAGCTAATATTCTTCCTTTATGAAAATCTGATTTTACAACTTGGAAACGAAATCTAATCGAGCCTTGCCATACGTCAAAACATTGAGCAAGCATAGACATTGGAGTTGGGTGAATTTCTTGATTGCCAAAAAATATAGCATACAACATAGGTGTAACCCTGCAATTCCACAATAATGTATCAACGCCATCTGATGGACTCCAAGTAAATGAAGTCAAAAAAGATTCTCGTTGAGCTATATCTAAAATACCCATTTGATCAACACCATCCAAACCAGCAACCCGAGAGTCTATTGTAATCTCAGCTTTGCTATCCATAGTAAGTTTATGTACTGCATCAGGAGCATCAACATTTGTTAAATTACCTGTAGGATTAGGCTTAAAAAGTTGAATATCAGATATAATAGCGGGTCGCGAATATCCAAAAATCTTAGCAATTTCACCAACTGTGCCAGATACCATCTGTGTCGCTAATGCAAAAGGTTTAATTGCAGGAATGTTGCTTAACAATCCCGCAGCTTTCGCAACAACTGCAGCAGGTTTGGATATAATACCAGAACCATATTCATCATTAGCTGTTATTGAATTAGCTCGATTATTATCACTAAGTTTACTATTACCATTTCTTCCTGCTTGTGAAATAAGAGGAATTTTGCTAGTAGGCATTGTAAGGACTACATCCTCAGCCCACAAATAAATAGTGATAGTAACAGGATCATCTCCTCCATTGGCATGCAATAAATTTCCAAATGATTTAAGAGTAATATCACCCATATTTAAATAATCTCTATCAACTAAACTGATATAATTTTTATTCCAAAAGAATGGCATACATATTTCTCCTCCAGTATTCTTCGTAGGATTTAAAAAACAATGAGGTTTCTGCGAAGCAGAAATCAAATCTTGTTCTATAAATGCTCTATTTAAAGTAACTTGATCATCGCCAATAAAAGGATTATAATAAGCTAATGCACGTCCATAATGAAATTTTGTACCACTAATGACTATCTTACAATGCAATTTCATGCGCAAAAGTTCATAATTACTAATCTTGTCAAAAACAAAAGAATTCTCAATAAATTCTTTCCAAGGATTAAATTGATAAAATAAAGGTTGCGTAACAACCCAACTTTGAACTGACTGACGTATAGGACGCGCCAAAAACTGACCTAATGATGAATTACTAGCTTCAACTGTATCTCGTGTCGCATCATATTCACCATGTACATTTGTTGTCCATCCAGCGTCTTGATCAGCAAAAGCAGTAATTTGATTAGTTGCCATAGGTGATGTTTCATTCATAGTCAAACCAGGTTCACTATTGGTTACAGCAGCTACCCCACTTTGTGACGTTAAAGAATCATCATCTCGAACTTTAATCAACTTGGTCAATTCCTCTACTTCTTGCTTCAATCTGTTACAATGTTGATATTTACGAGCAAGTGAACAACGCAAAGTCTTATTTTCCTTTCTAAGACCTGCTATTGTACCACAATAATCCATACCATTGCACAAAGGATCACGTTTTTGTAACGGATCCCAAATGAAAAATTCTCCGGCATCTCCGGAAGGCTTTTTCCTGCCTATCGAGTTTAATCTTTTTAAACTAGTAAGGTCCATTTAAAATGTCCCCATCTGTGCTGGCCTCACAGCACACCGGGTAATTCCTGTTTCAGGCCGACCACACCTCCCGTAAATACGGGTGCTACACGAGGGCAGCATCTACATTGCAGTTTTCCTAAATAGAATTAAAGCACAGAATTCTCATATATTCTATTTGGTAACTACCTGCAACGGGATTCTTCAACTTTTACGTACACGTACCTGCGGACGACTATTAATACTTAAAGCCCTAATAGTGGGGCTATATTATGCGCCTAAGCGCTGGTTTTTTCACAATGGGAATCAAGACTAAACTTAGGAAGAATCCCATCTC